CGGATGCTGATGTAAAAGATATATTAGCTGAAGCAGAAGAAAAGGTAGAGGCTTTAAAATCTGACGCACCATTCAAGCGGTGCTTTGATGATGAGCCTGAGACATTTAACAGGATTCTAACTGGCAATAGAAAGCTAGGTATGGAATGCTCTTGGTGTAAATATAGATTTAGTTGTTGGCCCAACTTACAGGAGAGAGAGTCAGTATTCTCCAAGGCTAAGAGTAAACCTATTGTAGCATACACAGAGCTAAACAACATGGAAGGAGAAGTAGCATGAATAGTACAGTAGATGATAAAATAAACCCATACGAAGATGTAACTACAGAAGAGTTACGCTCTCGTATAATTGAGCTTAATGATGAGCTTAGAGGATTGAGAGTAGAACTTAAAGAGCGACAAACTTCTTTAGCTAGAGAGGCATGGGAAAACCTACAAGAGGCACAAGCCAATTACAGAAATGTAACTGGTGGTAGCACTGTATCTAGAATATACAGTATACCTCGTAGTCCTTTTGGTTTAATTAATGGTCGCTTTTGATTATAGAATAGCGCATGGTTTTAGATCTGGATTGGAGGAAAGGGTAGCTGAACAACTAGCATTCTTAGATATAATAGATTGCTACGAGATAAAGAAGATACCCTTCCTTCAGCCAGAGAAGAAGAGAAACTATACGCCTGACTTCTGGTTGCCCAATGATATAATAGTAGAGACTAAAGGTTTGTTTACTGTACAGGACAGGCAGAAGCACATATGGATTAAGGAACAGTACCCTAAGTTAGATTTAAGATTTGTGTTTTCCAATTCTAGAAATAAATTAAGGAAAGGTAGTAAGACTACGTATGCAGATTGGTGTAATAAATATGGATTTAAATTTGCTGACCAAAGTATCCCTGAAGAGTGGATATTAGAAAAGAAAAAAGGAGTAAATAATAATGCCAAAGGATTACATAAAACTAAACGAAGACGAGATGTGCATACTAATAAAAATAAGAAGTGAAGACTCAAGTGATGGTACTGTAGAGTTTGACTTGTATCCACTAGTACATAAAGATAGAGGTATACTAACTAAAGATGGACATGATACTCTAACTGATATATTAAAGGCTATGTGTGCAGTAGCTACGCTACCACCAGAAGACTTAGATATGTTACTTGAAAGATATTATGATAACTTTGAAGACATGGAAAGAAAGCGTAAAGAGGAATGGCTAGAGAAATACAAAGATGAAGTAGTTATTCCTTTCCCCTCTGTAACTAAACACTAAAGGAGAGTAAGTAATGAAGGTAATAGAAGACATGGTTAATAGCCCACCTCACTACAATCAGAATGGCATAGAGTGCATTGATGCTATCGAGTCTGCTACAGGTCATAACTTTAAATACTATTTACAAGGAAACATAATGAAATACTTGTGGAGATTTGATTACAAAGGTAAGCCTGTAGAAGATTTAAGAAAGGCTAGGTGGTACTTAGATGCTCTTATACAGAACGTAGAGTCTGAGCAACTAGAGACAGATGTAGCGCAGAGTATTAACTATGTCAAATAGCAGATGCACATTTAAGTTGTCTATAACAGTAGACAGTGATAGTTTTCCTGTACCTACTGATGGTAACATAACTCAAGAACTACAAGAAATACTGAATGATTTACTGTATGATGTAGATGGTTTAGAAAGTTTTAACATAACACAATTAAATGGCAGAAGGAGGTAGCGTACAGTGTCATCATTTAAATCTAACACCAATCCCCAGTTTAGAAACAAGTTCTCAGAAGATATATTTAAATACAAGTATGCCCATGAAGGTTGTGATACTTGGTCACAGTTAGCAGATACACTTGTTAAAGATGTGTGTGGGTCTTTACGTCCTGATGAGGAGAACCTGATGGATGTAGAGGAACAGCAGGAACTGATTAAATACATATCAGACTTTAAGTTTGTACCCGGCGGTAGGTATTTGTATTATGCAGGTAGGAAGAAGAGGTTCTATAACAACTGCTTTCTATTAGGTGCAGAAGAAGATACGCGACAGGATTGGGCTAACCTATCTTGGAAAGCTGAGTCCTGCCTGATGACAGGTGGTGGTATAGGCGTTGACTACAGTATATATAGGGCATCAGGTAGAATACTTGGTGGCTCTGGAGGTGAGGCATCAGGCCCCGTACCAAAGATGCAAATGATTAATTCTATTGGGGCAAACGTAATGCAAGGGGGGTCACGTAGATCTGCCATATACGCATCGCTGAATTGGAAACACAATGACATACCTAGCTTTTTGGTAGCAAAGAACTGGGGGGATATGCCAGTAGGTACAACTGGATTTACTTTTAAAGATATAAAGGAGCAGGACTTTAACTTCCGCGCACCTTTAGACATGACTAACATCAGCGTCAACTATGATACTGAATGGCTTATGAACTATTGGAAGACAGGTGACGTTGGCGAAGTGTTTGTAAACAATGTCAAACAGGCACTGTTCTCTGGCGAACCCGGCTTCTCTTTTAACTTTATGGAGAACGAGAATGACACATTACGTAACGCCTGTACTGAAGTTACTTCTGCTGATGACAGTGATGTATGCAATTTGGGGAGTGTCAACTTTGGAAATATTGACTCGATAGAAGAGTTGTCTAGGGTAGTAGAGTTAGGTACTAAGTTTTTAATATGTGGTACTCTTAGGGCTGAGTTACCTTACCAGAAAGTCTACGATGTAAGAGAGAAAAACAGACGGTTAGGACTTGGACTAATGGGTATGCACGAATGGTTAATTAAGAGAGGAGAAAAATATGAGGTTACTGATACCCTTCATCAATGGCTTTCTGTATATAAAGGAGTTAGTGATAGATTTTCTAGACGATTTGCGGATGAACTATCCATATCTAGGCCAGTGGCGAACCGTGCTATTGCTCCTACTGGCTCTATTAGTATACTCGCTGGTAGCTCCAGCGGGATAGAACCTATCTTTGCTGTTGCATATAAGCGTAGGTATCTTACGGGTGGTACTAAGTGGAAGTATCAATACGTAGTAGACTCGTCAGCACAAGAGTTAATTGATATGTATGGAGTAGATCCTGATAGCATAGAGTCGGCACTAGACTTAGCTGAAGACTATGAGAGAAGGATTAAGTTTCAAGCTGATGTACAAGACTACGTAGATATGTCTATCAGTTCTACAATTAACTTACCTTCTTGGGGTTCTAAGCTAAACAACGAGGATACAGTAGATGACTTTGCTAAGACACTAGCATCCTATGCACATAGACTTAGAGGATTTACTGTGTACCCAGATGGAAGTAGAGGTGGACAACCTTTGTCAGTTGTGCCATACTCTGAGGCAGTAGACAAGCTAGGCACAGAGTTTGATGAACACGTAGAGACACATGATATTTGTGAGATAAGTGGAACAGGAGGTGTATGTAGTGTTTAATAGAAAGACGTTTACTAAACGGAGGAAGGGTGCTGTACGTAAGCATCTTAATGAGAAGGCATTCTTCTCTGGTAGGGAAGGGTTCAAGGTCAATAGCCATAACCCTAACCGAAGAAACACTCTAGAGTATAAGGAATGGGAGAGAGGATACAACCGTGAGTATTTTATTAACTTAAATAGAGTCGTAAAGATCGAGCAAAATGAATCAGCTAGACCTATTCATAGAGCATGAGGATCTAGGAGCAGGAGAGGGTAAGGTATGTAGCAAGTGTAATACGTATCTCCCTCTAACTGCATTCTCTCCTAGTTCAGGTGCTAACTTTTTAAGACCTGAATGTAGATCTTGTAATAACGAACTGACTAAAGTAAGAAAGAGGTTGAGAGAAAAACATGGTATGCCTCCCGAAGGATATGTATGTCCTATCTGTAACTGTAATGAGGAGCAGGTAAAGGGTAAAGGTAATACTAAGAATGGTTCATGGGTATTAGATCATTGCCATGACACTGAAACCTTTAGAGGGTGGCTATGTCATAAATGTAATAGGGCATTGGGTGGATTTAATGATGACCTAGAGACACTAGATAGAGCCAAAGAATATATTACAAACCATTTGAAAAGGATATTCTTAGTATGATATTGAGAGCATCTATTATGTTATGCATCCTAGCTTTGTGTCATGGGTGTACCAGCAACCAAGGCTATCACGCCAGTTTTATAATGATATAACACAAAGGAGATTACCAATGACTAAAACATTTATAGGAGGTTTAATTGCTATATGTAGTATTGCATTCAATGCGTCATCATCGTACAGCCAAGTACCACTACGAACAGGGTGTCACGATCTGGCAGAAGCTAAAAAAATTATTAAAGATAAACACGGAGAGAACATAATCTTTCGGGGCATCTCTGCTAGAGGACACGTAACTTTTATATTTCATAATGCAGATACTGCAACGTGGACGGCTGCTATTGTAAAACCAGAAGCATCACAACAGCTATGCTGGGTAGACTCAGGATTTACTGGAGAAAGTGTGTCTAATAATAATCCTGTAAGGTGGTGATTATGGGAGAGGACGATCACAGTGGAACTAGTATCACTACTAAGACCCCATTGTATACATTCGATTGGTATATCAAATGGGTTTCAAGTATAATATTAATGGTGTCTACTATTCTTACTGCTAATAACATCTATCCTATTAACTTATACTTTCATGCTGTAGGTATTGGGGGTTGGTTAATGGTAGGTATGCTATGGAATGATAGGGCATTGATGGTAGTAAACGCTTTTGCTCTAGCAACTTTACTTATGGGCCTATTTAAAGTACATTATACTATGTAAAAATAGGCAAATCAAATGTAAGGCATTTTAAGGGGGGCTACAAAAGAAGTGTCTATAATCTGGACACTACCTACCAGAGGGTATCTTAGCACCCCCTTGTGCCTCATCCTACGAGTCCGTTTTCTCCGACTCCTTAACTAATTTCTCTAATTTGTAGAATTTTATGCGATCATTAGGTAAGTATCGCCACACTGTACCTCTGCCATTATCAATCTGTATTATAGTTTCATAGAAACCTATTTTAACTATGATAGCTTTCTCTCCATCTAGTACACAGGTATCACCCTCGTTAAAACTAGAGTGCATTCTAAACTTCAACCCGTTCATAAAGTTGGTAGCAAAGTCTCTGACCATGAGAGTAAGGATCAAGGCTAACATAATAACTAGCATAGGAGTTATTAGCTCTACAAATTCTATTGACATACTGTTTATATCTGTAAGTTCTTTCATTTTTTATTTGAGTTCCATAATTCAAATAGGACTTTAACTTTTTCTTTTAAAGTCTCTAACTCACCGTGCATTTTTGCCAGTACTATAATCAGCGTTATTATACCAAACGCTATAGGCCATCCTGAAACAATCACTGACCACGTATCTTCCATATCTCATCCTCATTATTTGCGATAGCCCCTAGTTTTTTTAGCTATCCGTTTAGGTTGCTTTACGTGTTGCTTACCTGCTTTTGTACCTTTTCTTTTTGCCTTTGTAGTTGCTGCATACTCAGCAGAACTAAGAGATTTTATTGCGCTACTAGGCAGGTATCTTTCTCCTGTAGCCTTTGGCCCTTGAGTAGAGGGCTTACCTGACTTAGTACGCCACTTCTGCTTAGTCCAGTTTTTAAGGCTTTTTTGTGATTTTTTTAGAGCCATTCTTTATTTGTATCCTCCACCTTTTGCTTTATATTGCTTGGCTAACATCTGGGCTTTTCTCCCAGACCATTGTCCCGGCTTACCACCCTTACCACCAGCCTTTATTCTATTAAATAAATTCTTACGCATGGTAGGTTTTGTGTAGTTACCAGCCTCGTTTACTTTACTCTTTGTTGTTTTCTTTTTCGCTGCCAAGTTAGCCTCCTCACCCTATAAACATTAATCTTTCATGCGCTCTTCTTTTAATTAAACCCTTCAGTTTCCTACCCCCTGCAAATACCCAACGTGGAAATTCGTCTGCCGCCCCAATGTAGTCACCCCTGTTAATCTTTCTACGTAGTGTACTGCTCTGTAGACTTCCGCTACCTAAGTTGAATACGAATGAGCAAAGCGCATTGAACTGCCCATCCTCTAGTGGCACTCGTATAAGCCTGAGTACAGTCTTTTCAGACTTACTTACATCTCTACGTAGTAATTGATCTGCCTGTCCCTCATTTATATCAGGATGCTCTTCTGTTACCCTAGTACCGTCTAGGCCCCAGATAGCTCCATACCCTATTGTCCAGTGTGCAGCAGGGCATAGGTAGGCAGAAGGGCTGTAACCCTCATATAATTTAATTAAGTCCAGCCCCTCGTCAGTCATGTGCCTCACTGTTACTTAGTCTTTTTTTTCTTCATAGCACCACCATACATCATCTTGGCAGCTGGTTTCTTTTTCTTCATCATCATTTTCTTTTTGTCAGCCATACTCATTGACTTCTTTTTTCCGTAATGTCCGGGCATAGTTTACTCTCCTCCTACACTAATCAGTTGGTCTTTGTTTGTGTGACAACCACACCTACAGACCTCTGGGTTACAATTACATTCGATGCAACTATCGCAGTTACAACCTCCTGTAATAGTATCTCTATTGTCTTCTATAATTACGCTGTTCTCATCTGTTATCATTGTAGTACTAGCTCCCCCATAAAATACTTTTCCGCTAATCATTGTCTGTTTCTCCAGAACTCTTTGTTCTTTAGATACTTCTCTTTGTCTACTGGTTTTATTTTAATCCACGTATCTTCTACTAATACTTTTTCACCCTTATCTTCTATTAATGATCCTGTAGAATCAAACATAGGTTTAGTCATTAAATAGTTGCCCCATTTCTTTGTCTATCATTCCCCCTTTATTAAATTCTATTCCTCTTGGAAAACCTTCACTAAAAAGTTCTTTTAATTCTGGGGTTACATCCATTACCCAGTAAGGTGCGCTATCAAATACAAAAGGATGGTTCTCCCCGTAGGTATTTATAAAATCTGTTAGAATTACCTGTAGATCATCTATTTTGTTACTATTACCTACCATGTCAGGCGACCCATAGGTAATCCTCAATCTATCTTTTAATTCTTTTGTATATCTGCTTATACTTTTCATTGTTCTAGTTATATTAATAATCTCTTCATCAGGTAGCCAACTAGTATCTAGTTTACCAGTAGATATAAGTTTTTCTTGAGCATCTATTAATTCACCTATTTCAATTAAATCTCGTATAGGAGGATTAGTTCCCGGTCTAATTTGAAATTGATTTAATTTTATATAATTTTGACGTAAGTTTACATTAATACCATTTTCTTTTGCAATTTTTTCTATTGTTTTAGGTAATATACTACTATAATATTGTTTAGTTCCCTCCCCTATATTTCCATTGTATCTAATTGATTGAACCACATCAGTTGCAAATAGTATTTCATCTGATCCATTTTCTATTGCTTCTTTTATTGCTCTTTTAACTCCTAGAGTAGACCACTGTGGTATTTTTCCTACACGTTTTTTAAATGGAAGATCTGGAATTATTTGAGGATTATCTATAGATCTTTCCTGTTCAGGTATATCTTGATAACGTATATCTGTACGTGTTGTTGGTGATTCTTGATAAAACTCTAATTGCTCTAAAAGATTTTCATATTCTTTTTCTGATAAAGTACCTCTCTTTAAGCCTACTGATCCTTTAATTTTACTTAGAAGTTTATTTCTTTTTTCATCCTCAGATAAAACTTTTTTAGCAGTCTCGTCAAGCATTTCAGTATTACTATAGGTTTCTTCTATGCTTTTAGCGATACCTGTTTTTGGATTTGTTTCATCAGCTACAACATTTTTTCCTTTATTTGCATCTGATTGAATTTCACTAACTATAGTTCTTTTTATTTCTGATTCAGGATTAGACCAATCACTTGTTTTAGTGACATTATTATATAATCTTACGTGAACTATAGGAGTGACATCAACGTCTGTTGCATCTCCAAAATGATCTATATTTTTATAATCTCTTCTAACACGCATTGCAACTTTTGGTTCGGGCATATTTAAAACATAAGGCGGTATTTCTTGAACCTCACCTAAGTTATCAATATACGTGCCTGATTCTATTTCTGCTTTAGTAAGTGGTCTTTCTTTAAATTGAAGAGGTGTTCCGATTGTTATTTCTTTATACTGTCTATCATCTATGTAACCTACTACAGTGTTTGTAATCTTTTTTTCCATATCTCTTGTAGAAGGTTTCATAGCATTAGGTTCCATATCATGTACACCTCTCATAAGAATATAAGAAGGTTTTCCTTTTATTTTAGTTCCTGTTACAAGTTCTGACATTTTTTCTGTATCATCCAATAGCTCACTATACTGTATCCATTGAGGTCTACCAACAATAGCATTATCTTTATCTAAAGAGCTTGTGCCTCGCATCCTGCTATAAGGAGGTTCATTATAATATACAGTATCCGTAAGTATAATTTGATTATTGTCAATTCTTTTTCGTATATCTAACCTACTAATTTTTTTAACATCTTTTTCTATAGCCTCTTCTAGTAGATTTATAAGACCAAGATGTTTAGCTTGATCTGAAGGTATTGTACTTACAAACTTCTTAAACTCATTAAGAGGTATTGTTTCCTTTAAATTATCTATTTCTTTGTCAACTTTAGCTCTATACAAAAGACTGTTAGGAAATTCTTTTTCCATTCCTCCCGGTGTGCTAACATCTATTTCTCTAGTAGTAGAGGGGTTAATATTTGCTCTTTCATAAAATGCTTGTATATCAGGATCATTATAACTAGCATAATACTTATTTGGTAAATTATATGTATTTAAAGATGTTATAGGTTTTTTAGAATTTTCAATAGCATCAGTATCCTTTGCTACTTCCCTACTTAACTTCTTAGCTGCTGGTTTAGTTACAACATCTGATCCGGGTATAAGACCTAATAATGTTAATGCAGCATAGGCTGATCCTGTGCCATATCTGCCCTCCTCAAAAGCCTTTTTTGTTTCTCCAAATATAGGATCAATACCGGGTAGGGGGGGTGTAAATAATGCAGCTAAATCTTGGCTATCTAATTTTTTATCAGGCCCACCATACATAGGGCCGTACTCAGGGTTTTCTTTCCCTCCTGCTATATCTAATAACATATCAGTTTCTTGTGCTATAAGTCTAGGATCTCTCTCAGGCTCTCCCCTATACACACCTAGCGCATCTGTTTGTGCGTCAGTTAAAGGATCGTCACCTTCTACGTTAAGTATCTCTTTCATCTGATCGTCTAGAAGACCACCTTTATTTAACCTATACACTACATTAGTATCGTGTCCTCCAAGTGCCTTTGGAGCGTCTCGTTTTCTAGCATAAATTAAATCATCTTTTAAAGCATATATTCTATCTGCAATAACTAAAACTTTTCCTTTAGATCCTACTAGGGCTTCATTAGTATCTGCTCTAATTGCTAGGTGTTGTAGTGCAGGATTGAATTTTATTTCTATAACGTTAGGATCATTAATAGAAAATTTACTTATGTCATACTCAGTGTAATCACCTCTAACAGCCATCAAACGATCTTTATTAGCTCCTCCTGCAACTTCTGCCCTCAAGTTTTGATCTACAGTAAAAGATACTACACCTTTATCTTTAGTAGGATTTACAAGCACATAGGGTTGATCTGCATATACAGTTCCTTTTACTTTCCCTCCTTCTTGTACAGATAAGAGAGGTTGTTTCTTAGGCTCATCTGGTTTTCCTATCTTAGGAATAGGTACAGCCTCATCATTTATATCTGAATTTAAATTAGGTCTTACTGCAACAAGTTTTCCTTCTGGAACTTTTTTACCTAGCCCTGCTTTTCTAGCTGAAGTAAGACCTTTTACAGTAGTGCTATCATATGTAGTATTAATAATTTTTATTATATCATCACTATATTTAAAAGGGGCTTCTGATATAATAGTACCATCTGGTAATTCTATTTTTCCTTGCGCTTCTAATGCTTGTTTAGCATAGTCAGCAAATTGTATATCTGAACCTCTACCTTGTGGTTTTATAATATCTTTTTTAGCTTCGCGCCTAATAGCATTAGAAGCTAGTGCATTTATAGGGGCTTTAGCACCAGACCCAACACCTGCTCCAATAATATCAGCAGCAGGAAAAATTCTAAGCAAACGCTCTGTGTTACTCATAGGTTCATAATTCATTGCGTCTTGATAACGCATAGCCATTTCTGGTACGTCTAAACTTCGTATTACATCTGTTGCAACATCACCAATATCTTCGGCTATGTTATCTGTTTGTTGGGTAATTAAACGATCACCCATAGCATCAGATAGCGGATCATCGCCCGTTACGTTAAGTATCTCTTCCATTTGTTGATCTATGTTTGCATCTACCATTTTACTTTGTTCGCCCAATATGCTGCTGACATTTTACCTTTGGCAATGTTCTTACCATGTCTAGCTTTGAATGATTTTCTTCTAGCCTTTTGCTTTGCCGATTCTCCTGTCTTAGGTTTACCAGCAGTCTTTACACCCTGTTGACCAAAGCGTATCAACTTCTCCTTACCACCCTCTCTAGCTAGTACGGCATGAGATTTCTTAGGGTGGTCAGGTGTCCTCTTAGGTTTATTGTAACCAGAGAATGTTTCTTTGCCCTTCTTTACAGTCATTACGAACTACTCCTTGATCTTTGCAAGGCCCTACTTCCAAACCAGAATGATATGATGGCAGCAAATATGCCTTGCGTTTCTTCATCCCACAGTGTCTGGATAGCCATCTCCCATACAACGCCATCTGTATATATTAGTCCGTATATGGCTGTACCTTTTATTACGGCAAAAAGCGTAAAGAACAGATACGTTATAACGGGGCGAACAGATGCCCTCAGTGCAGACATAAATCCCGTAGTCTTGAGAGACTGATCGTGTTTGTATATCGCCTTAGTCTCGCTTATGTCAGCCTCTATGTTAAGGGCCTCTATCTTTTGTACGTGCTGTAGCTTAGATGCTTCTAACTGGCGATCCATCATAGCTAACTCATGCTTACGATCCTGCCAATCATTTACCATATCAAATACTTTAGGCAGTGCAGATCCAGCAAATCCTATCAGTGATCCTAATATTGTAATCATTGTAAGTTACGTGCCTTTCCCATTAGTTTTTCTTGTTCTTCCATAAGAACTTCAAAACGTCTTTCTCTAGTAGTCTGGTCATTTACGATACCATCGTATATGTCACCCTCATCTATCTTTAATAATTTATACACTTCTTTACTGTGCATTACTGCATCTGTTACTTCTATTGCCATTTTTCTAGCATTTTCAAGTAAACCTTTACGTAAATTATTAGCAACCTTATTGCCCTCACCCATTTGTTTTAGATTTTGATACTCAGTAGAATTTATAGTTTCTTCTAGATATTCTCTGTATCTTTCACCCTCATACATAGATCTTTTATAATATAAGAAAGAGTTTAGTTTTACTTTTTTAGAAGTATTAGGTAGCTTTAAATACGGATCAGTTCTTTTTTCTTTTACTCCTAATGATAGAAGTTCAGCAGACAGAGGAGCAGTTTCTTTTCTTGTACCCGGCCTAGTTACCACTACTGTATTAGCTATTTTTGTAAGTGCGTATGCTGGCCCAGATAGATTATCTGTACCACTAAATATTTCAGAAGGTCTTTCCCTATTTGTGTGATTACCAAACTCGTTTATTCTAGGAAATAATTCTAAATCTTCTCCAAATACATCTACTAAACTTTTTCTTGCACCGGGAATCTTAGATGTTATTTTAGATACAAATAATTTAAGTGCGCTCATATTTATATACGAATCTTTTATTATAGGATCATAAAACATATTAGCTTGTTTGTTACCATTTTCATCTACACTGGCAAAAGACTCTGCCGTTCTAGATACTATGTTAGGTATAAGACCCCCTATAATACTACCACCTGATTTTGCAGATGCAGCCATAATTTTTTCTATTATATTACCTCTAGGAGAATATACAGTATCCATTATCTCACCCATACTTTTTAAGTAAGTTTTATCTGTAATCATAATAGACAAATTCTTTGCCATCTGTGATACTACGTAGAAAGCTAGTACACCTGCTTCATCTTTTTCTGCTGGAGTTAGATCTGCATTACTCAATTCATTGGTTATAAACTGGTAGTCTGAGGCTAATGCTGCTATCTGTGAGAAAGGATCTAATCTAGATATAGGATAATATTCTTCTCCTATTTTAATAGAGTAGGGCCTCCATCCAGTTTCCATCATTCTTTTTCTTTCTGTTGGATCAGTAGGCCCACCACCATTTATTATACCTAACTGTGCTAACTGATATGCACCTGTCATGTATACCATACCTGCAACCTGACGATTAATTCTTTTTTCTTTTATTAGTTTTTCATCGCCTATTAATTGCCTATATCTTACAAGTTCATCGTCTGTTAGTTTGTTTTGGTCTACACCCTCTAACTTACGTAACATTTTTCTATTTTTAAATGCTGATGGTGACATTAAACCTATGGGTGTTCTATCTAGTGAATACGCCAGTAGATTTAAAGGAGTACGTACAAAGGGCATTAGAGCCGTACCTAATCCTATACCAGACTTATCTAGTATTCTACGAAATGCTTCACCACCTTTAGTTGCCCAGTTCTCCTGTTGGAAAGTAGCCTCTAAGAACTCTCTTTCAGCATTCTCTAGCATCTTAGGTGTAGGATTAGCAACCAAGTATTCTATCATTTCAGATGCAGTTAAGTTCTGAGGAGAGCCTTTATCGCCTACGCCTTTATCTCCTAGTATTGTAAAGTTATCCTCACCATAAAATACTTTTTTACCGTTTGGTAGCTCCATAGTAACAGGCCCAAACTGTTTAGTCTTACCTACTTCATATTTATAAGAGCGTACCATCCTGTATGCCTGTTCGTACATAGCCATGTTGTCTGCTACAGATTTAAATGCAGTATCAAATGCAGACATAAAAGTAGTTGGTAGTCTAATAGCTCTACCTATTACGGGTATGCTTATAGCTTTTTCTTTACCTGCCTGTTCTGCTATTTCAAACTTACCATATCTAGGATCTACAGGCATTTCTTTTTTTAGTATCTCTAAAAATAAACGTCCTGCTTTTACAGAGTTAGATACAGCTGCTCCTTGAGAATCTATTATAGCATCAGCTTCTTTCTTATATATCTCATCAAACTTTTTAGGATCATCTAATATCTTAACATCTTTATCAGGCCCATACTTACCTTTTTTTACATTCATTATCATGTTGTCTAAAACTATAGGATTTTGTTTACCTGCTAGTACGTCTTTCTGTACTTGTGATAAATCACCTACACCTGTTTTAGCACCCATGCTACGTAATCTTTGTGCTACATCTCCAAATACCATGACACTAGATGGGTCTATATCTTCACCTGTCATCTTAGCACCTAACAGTCTTAGGTTACCCCTAGTAGCACCTATACCACCTTCTATTACTGTACGTGCAAATTGAACACCAAAGTTACCTGCAACATTAACTACCTGTGTATCAATAGCTGACAATATAGAATTATACCAGTACTCTCCTATACCTGCTTTTACTTTTTGTAGCCAGTTCTTCCTTACGCCTTTTTCCATAAGAGCTATTCTTTTTTGTAACATATCGTTACCTATAAATTCTTTCTTACCCATATCGTCAATAAGTGAATCTATATCTTTACCAC